TTTGAAATGAATGCTGTTTTTGGAGTTGGTAATCCAAATTTTTCAAATAGTAAAGCTGATGTTAGTTTATTATCACAAGTCAACATTGATGCTCTTGTGTTCATCATAAATGCTTGTGAGTTTTGAAATGATGATATTAATGAAAGACCTGCTTCGTCTTCAAGTGCGCCACCTCTAGTTATACAAACTGTATCTCTACCTACAAAAGTATGTTCACCTTGTTTACCATCATAGTTGTAAACAGTAAGTGTTCCTTTGTCTTCGTCTTTAGCTGTGATGATAGTTGATTTGGTATTTACAATAACACACTTAATACCTTTTTTCTTACACGCCTTTTGTATAAGATCAGCAGTAGTGTTTTCTTTTGGGTCTTTTGAATCAGCAACAGTTACCATAGCAACTGTTATAGGTTTATCTTTACGACCTATATCTGTTTCTGTAATGAACTGTTTAAACTTCGGTACTTGCATTCTCAGTATTATCCTTGGCTTCCACTTTTTTCCCTATATTATATTTTGCCGATAAGTTCCATTCTTTTTTTTCTTTAAATGGTAATACTTTGATTTGCGATAATGGTGCTTTGTCTTCCGACTTTACTTTATCCACTATGTCAATTAAATTCCAATCTTGCAATAAGATAGAGATTGTGTTTCTTCTTTGAATATCGTTTTGTGTTAAAGTTGCTTTCTTACCATCTAACGCAAATAGTTCTTTAAAATGTGTTATGAAATATTTACCTTGTTTGTGTAATATGTGACAACTTTGAAATAGTGTCTTGTCTTTTCTACTTGCAACACCTATTCTAGTTAAAGTCTCTCTTATCTTTAAAAAGTCATCTGGTTGCTTGATGGTAACCTCTAACATACTGTCAGCGGTCCAGTTGATTGTTTCCTCATTCATTATTTTGTTCTCCCACCTTTTAAAAGGCTAACCTTAATTAGTTCAATTTGTTTATCAGTAAGTAAAGTAAGAGCGTCTTTAGCCTTCTCATTGCTATAACCATAATACTCTTTTACATACTCTAAATTCTTCAACTTGGCTTGTGATAACCACTTGCCACCAAATCGTTTCTTTTTTCTAATACTATTTATATAAAAATGGAATTGTGTTTTTTTATCTAGGAAGTGATAGCCATTCATTTCATTGGCTTGAGCAATACAGTCGTAATGTACGGAAAGACACTTGTTTATAACGAAAGGAGGATATTTCTTTTCCCAAGTTTCATCTGTTGTGTCTAATAAATTTTCTTTAGTGAAATTGATTGCGTTTAAATAATCTCGTAACTCATACATAATATAATACTTTTCAATTATTTTCTTTTATTGTGTCTACCCATATACCAATCACCTGGTTCGTAATTCCAACGTTTACCATGATGACCTCGTATATCAGCCCAAAACATTCTAGCTTTCACTATCAATGTTCTGAATAATGTTCTTCTTGCCATTTCTCGTATAACTCCCTTTACCTTTTTTAGCTTTCACTACACTAGGTTTAAACTTCGGAGTTCTTACTTCTTTGGCAACAGGATTGGTTTTGAATATTCTATCCCAACTTTCCCTGTACTTGTCATTTGATAATCTACTTCTACCGTCCCACTTACCTGGCATAATGTTCTTTGTTTGTTCTATTTAGTTTATTTAAATTTACAACCTGCCATTATCTCTGTTAAACAAGCGACCATATTGATCTCTTGGTCAGCAACAAAGGCTGATTTGTATTGATACCCAGCAATAATCAATATCGCTTGAGGTACCGACTTCGCATCTAAAGAGGTATATAGCGTTTCATAGAGCGTCTTAAACAACGCTGATGCCTCTTTGTCTAGGTTTTGTACAACCCATTTTCTCATGTCGTTAAAACGCTTCTCTTTAAGAGTTCTAACAAGTTCTTTAGTATTCGCCTCACCTAGATTGAATAATATACCACTATCAATTTTACCCCTTACAGAATATCTTTGTAGTTCGTTTATTGTTCTTCTAAAATCTGGATAATACTTTTGAATTAACTCTGCTAATACCTTCTTATCAAACTCTATATTCTCATCTTTAAGCACACCCTCTAGTCTTTTAAGAAAGGCAGTAGCAGTTTTAACTCTTTGACCATTTACAATTTTAAAATCAACTACCGTACATCTGGAGTGTAGAGCTGGTATGATTTTGTTTTTGTAATTACAGGTAAAGATAAAACGACAATTCTTATAAAAGGTTTCTATAAAATTACGGAGAGCTGGTTGAACACTATCAGCATTCATATAATCAGCCTCGTCTATTATAACAACTTTATGATTAGCGTCTTCAGTAAGAGAAACAGTAGAGGCAAAGTTTTTGATTTTACTTCTAACTGTATCAATTTGTCTACCTTCATCGGAACCATTAATGATGATATAATCAGCACCTAGTTCTTCACATAAAGCTCTAGCGACAGTAGTCTTACCTGTTCCAGCGCTTCCTGATAAAAGTAGATTTGGTATTTCTTTTTGTTTTAGAAATTGAGTAAATGTATTCTTTAAGTCTTCTGTAAGAATACAATCACTTATTTTTTTAGGTCGGTATTTCTCAACCCATAGAAAATCAGACATTTAAAACCTCCCTTAAAATTCAGAGTCAGGTTCTAATGCTATCCAATATTGTACAGATTTGTTTCTGTTTACAAAGTGAGAAATCTTAGCTTTTGAAATCGCAACATCATAATCATCAACGATCTGTTTAAAGTTTTCTGTTCTAAAGTAAGCAGTAAACGTCTTATCTGTTTCGCCTACATCAATAGAGTATGCGTTAGATGATTTGTTTTTCTTATCTGTTCCAACAAGTTTAATACTTTTACCATCACCAATAACAGCAACGTCTGGTAGATTTAATGTAGTAGTACCTTTCATTAATCTAGCAAAGTCATCTTTCTTTAAAGTAAATGTAACATGCTTATCTGGCATACTAATACCTTTACTTGGTGATACAATAACTGATTTATCAGCAAAGAAATATTTAATTGATTGTGAGTTTTGAGATATATTTACATTAGTCCCACCATTAAATTTAAGTTCTGGTTTTTCAAATAGTTCAACCGATCTTAAAAACTCTGGTAAGTCGTATATCGCAAACTCATCTTCAAACTTTTCACTTACCTCAGCCTCTGCCAAGATATTTTTCATAGTAGAAATAGTTTGTATTTTGTTTCCCGGTTTAACCAAAATGTTTTGATTAATATCCGAAAAGTTTTTTAACACGGATAATGTGTCAGTAGTTAGATTCATATTCACTCCTTCATAATTTAATATAATATAATAGTATCATAGTTTAGTCTTAATGTCAATGTTATAAGCTCTTCTCAATATCACTTGCTTGTAAAAAACTTAACATATGTTCTGGTGATGAAACTGTATATGGGTCATCATCAGCACTCTCATTATTAATTCCTGGCTCTTCAAAAAACTCTTGTACTTCACCATCATTAATAATCGCTGAATATCTCCACGATCTCATACCAAATCCTTGAGCAGGTTTATTCACTAACATACCCATTGATCTCGTAAATGTACCACAACCGTCTGGTATCATCTTAACGTTTTCAATTTTTAAATCTCTAGCCCAAGCGTTCATAACAAACGCATCATTTACAGATATACAATATACCTCATCAAAACCTTGGTCTTTAAATTTTGAATACAATGAATCATACATTGGTAATTGTTGTCCAGAACAAGTTGGCGTAAATGCGCCAGGTAAACTGAACAATATAACTTTTTTGTTTTTAAATAATTGGTTGGTATCTATATCTACCCATTCGCCGCCGATAAAAGTACAGCCGCCTTTTTCATCACTATCACCTATTCTATATTTAAATGTGTGATCTATAATATTCCACTTGTCCATAATAAAACTCCTTAATAATTTAGACTCATTATATACTGAAAGCGCTGAGAAGTCAAGTCTCAGCGCTCTCTACTTTTAATTTACTTTATTTGTATTGTTCTAGCCTTTTTGTGATCTGGGATTATTCTTTCCATTGATACACTTAATAAGCCATCTTTTAACTCTGCGCCTTTGATTTCTACATCTTCAGCGATAGTAAAAGATTTTGTAAAGTTTCTTTTGGCGATACCTTTATGAAGTACACCCTCGTTTTCTTCAACCTCTTTTGTGTCTTTATCTTTTACAGACTTGACAGTTAAGACACTATTCTCAAAAGATACATCTATGTCTTTCTTACCATAACCAGCAAGTGCTACTTGTATATCATAAGTGTGTTTACCTGTCTTAATGATATTGTATGGTGGATAGTTAGGGACACTTATAGTATCCATCTGGTGGTCAAACATTCTTTCAAAGTTAGAAAAAATATCATCATACCCCACTGATAGTGGTCTTAATTGATTGAAAATTGAAATTGCTTTATTAGTCATTATAACTCCTTTTGTTAAGCAAGTTTATTTAAATAGAACCCATTATGGCGTTCTACATTTATTTATATAAGTACGATATTTTATTTGTCAACCCTACTTATAGAAATTCACTAGGCTGAGGATCCCTACCAGTTCCCTAGTGAATATCAATAAGTGCCACTTTTTTGTTCACGCAGGAGTGGCAACCTGCGTTTTGCGACACCGAGATAAATCTCGGGCTTTTACACCGTCAAGGACTTATGAACTGCCTGACCATAATATATATACATCAAAGTATAGTGTAAAATCTAGTAACCTCTTTGAAGTCTTAACTTCTTTTGATTCTTTTTAAAGTTAGCAATACCTTCTTTTTTCTTTCGTCTTTTCTTTTCTGATGGTTTTTCATACACAGATTTTTCTTTTGCTAATCTAAAGGTGCCTTCTTTAAGACACTTCTTTTTAAGAACACGCATTGCTTGTTCTAAATTTCCGTTTCTAACATCAATCTTAATACTCAACTTACTTTACCTCCTCTC